TGCTCATAGCCCTCGGTGTCGATCTTCACCAGCCCAAGTCCGTCGTACTTGAACTCATCAATGGCGTACATCGGCACATTTCCGGTAGTTGCCGCCTCAAACCCTCGCGCACCCGTGTTGGACACCGCATCAACCCGCACGTTGCCCATGCCACGCTGCGCGCCAGCAGCGCCATACGTCGCCCGAACAGCCCATGACTGCACGTTGCGAACGAGGCAGGCGTAGTTGTGGGCGTCCGGTTCAAAAGCATGAACAAGCGTGAAGTGCTGCGACATGCGACGCGAGAAGATCCCGATGTGCGCGCCAACGTCGATGGCGGTCCCCGTCTTGCTCACATGGTGCATGGCGAGCTTGTAGGAGGCCATCTGGTACATCGAGATGTCGCCAACGAAATGCTGGTCTGCGCTCGGCAGCCACCAGTCACCGACCTTCTTCATTCAAACTTCCCCTTTTCCTTGAGCATCAGGTAGTACTCATTGGTCCACCAGCCGCCAAAAGGGACTTCCCGCATGTGCGCGAACCAAGGACCGCCTTCCGTGAAGTGCATCAACCTAGGCTTGATGGCCCTCTTCGTGTAGCCAACAAGAAAGTTCCATCCCGGCGGAAGATCACCGATCTCCTGCGGCTTTAGCCAAGAAAACGTGTGAAGATCCCTGCCCGTGGACTTGTTGACGTACTCAGGCGTCAACGCCCTGTTGGATGGATGTCCGCAGTTGAACAGGATCACAGACGACCAGTTCTTCATCGGATACGGGTTCTGGACCTGTCCGTCCATCTTCAACATCGATGACGGGATGTGGATCTGCTTGACCACCTTCGCGGCATACTTGTCGTCAGCTTCCTTCACAAGCGCGCCAATGTCGTCCATCCACAGCATGTCGCAATCCGTGAACAGAGCCCACCCGCGATAGTCCTGAAGATACGGCACGAGAAACCTCGTGAACGCAAACTCCGTGCTGAACGGGCGACCGTCGATGACATCGAACATTTGACCCGTCTTCGGGTCTACGCCCCACTCGCGTCGGAAGATGTTCTTGCCGCGAAGTTCCTTGTGACGAAGAGCGCGCACATGAAGCGGTATGCTGCTCTTGCGCTGGCACGAGAACGAACAGACATCATAGGCGTCAGGCTCACGAGCATCGAAGCCGATCCAGTACGGAAACGGGTCAACGTCCATCGTGACCTCCATCAAAATGCAGCATGACGAATGCGTCGCCGCGGAATCGATGACTTTCGACGAAGTTGACCCACACATCCTCAGTCCACAGCGTCAGGTGTGCGTTGCGGCCATCCGGCAGCGTCTTCTTTGCTGGGAACGTTGCGATGCCGAAAATCACGAAACGCTTGGCCCGAATCGTGGCGTCAAAGACTGCGCGGCGAAGCTCGTCGCCCTCAAGATGCTCCAGCACATCAAGGCAGATGACGCCATCGAACGGGAGCATCGGGTTTGGCAGCTTGTCGATGCCGGGAACAGCGGGATCGTACAGCGTTGGCCGCTCCACGCCCCATTTCTCGTGCAATTTAAGAGTGTCGTACTGCATACCCTTGCCGCTGCCGAAGTCGAGGATGGTCTGGGCATCAAAGCTCTCGATGGCTTCAGCGACGACATCACACCACTTCTCGGTGCTGTGGCCGGGGAACAGGCCCTCGGAGTGCATCTGCTTGTAAAGTGCAAGCGTACTCATGCGTCCCTCCTCTTTGGTCAGCCGACAAGCCGCTGGAACGTAGACCACTTCATGTAGACGCGCGGCTCGTTCTCGGGCTGGAATGGCTCGGGATCAATCCTCACAACCAGCACATCGGCGCGGCCAAGCCATCGCTCGCCCGTGGCCCATGCGTCCTTCTTGCGCTGCTTTGCCTCGACAAGGATCTGCGTCCCGTCCTTCAGTCGAGCAGACACATCGTGAGGAAACGCATCGAAAGCACCGGATCCGGGTTGCCGATGCGCCTTCAGGCCAATGCCCTCAAGTTGCTTGACGATCCATTGCTCAAGGCGACGCCCCTTTGCCTTTGCGGACTTGGCTTTGATCACAGCGGAATCTCCCCATTGCCCTTCATGTGTTGCAGCGCCTCGCCGTTCGCCATCTCCTTGAAGTTCCACATGCGCCCGGCAATCAGGCAGAACGTCTCGTAGCGCCTCTGCGCCCAGTCGTAGTCGCTTAGTTCGCCCGTTTTCCACGGCCAGAGCGTTTTCGGGGCGGTCATGATGGCCTCGCAGCCAAGACGCAGCGCCTCGTAGCCAAGACCCGAGTTGAACGACGCCACGACGGCCACGTTCTCCCAGAAATCGTCGGTCTTGGGCGACTTGTGGCTGGTGATGACCATCATTCCGGGGAACATGGTCCGCAATTTCGACCTCCAGACGCCATCAAAGTCGGGTGGAAGCCCGTAATGGTCCACCATGAAGGTGCTTGGAGGCTGGTAGATGACAAGATTGCGCTCCTTGAGCGCCTTCTTCGGCTCCAGCTTCATGAACTTGCGCTTCTGGAGCGTTTCAAGGCGCTTGGCGTCGTATTCGACGGTCAGTTTCCGCTCGTTGGCTTGGTGGTTGAGCGAAAATCGGAAGTACCCACCCCTGCCGTTCAGGTCCTCGGTGCGCCCAAAGAATGCATGGTCTACATGGACGTAGGATTTCCCCTCTCTCTCGGCCTTGCGGTACATCTCCGCGCCGCCGTGGAGGATGCCGTAGTGGAGATTGAACTCCGCAAGCTCGTCTCCATGCTTGGCGTAGTGCGCTCCGTGCATCCAATTGCGCGCAAGGTTCTCGCCAAGCGGGTGCGGAGCCCCCTTGGGGGCAAAGAACTTGATGCTCATCGATAGACCATTGGCTTGAGGCGCACATCCTCGAAGCGGGCATTGCCCATCAGCTTCTTCCAACGCGCCGAAACCTCGGATGGAGTGAGGATGATGCGATCCTCTTCGTCCCCAACCGTCATGTAGCAGGCCACGACTCGATTGGTTCGGGATCTGGCGGAACCTGTCCGCGCAATCATCCATCTTGCGAGCATGTTGTTGACCACCACGGAGACCGTGATGGACTTCACGCCCGGGAAATGTTCGCAGATGTCGTCCACGATCCACTCCCCCTCGCGACCCAGAATATGGGTGCGGATCTCTTGGGTCAGTTCGCCGCGCACTCAGCCCCTCCTTGTGCGGACAGCATAGGGATCTCTTGCAACGGATCCGCCCGAGAGTTCCCGGGCAAGTTCCATCATCTCATCTCTATGCCTGTCGTCTTCCGTTGTCACGCGCGAATGTGCGGCCAAGGCAAAGGCCACCTCGTCGTAGACATGGTCCTCCTGCCTGCGGGTGGCTGGTCCCTTGTCGGGCTCAAGCTCATCGAGTGTGAGTCCGGGGCAGGTGCGCCAGAAGTGGCGGCAGTCAGCCGTCGCATAGAACATGGGATTCCACTTGCCGTGCGAATCCTCGTCTCCAATCAGGTGCTGGACGACCGTGGTATAGTTTGCCTTTCGGTCACGCCGCCCCTGTCGCAAGATGAACCTGCCGGATGTGGCAGTCCGCATGTTCTCTTGCGGAGAAGGACCGTCCTGACTCGCCCACATCTGCGGATCGGCTACCCGAAAATCCATCGGAGGCAGCTTCATCTCGTCTTCCATGCGGATGACTTCCTTTGCCACCGCACCCGCCGACATCCTAGCCCCCATGTCGGCCTCGCCATTCCAGCCGTACCACTCGGCAAAGCGGATCTTGGCCCCCGGAGGCAGGTAGACGGATGGGTGGCCGTCCTTGGCCCTCAGAGTTGCTCCCTCCGATATGCAGTACCATCCGATGGAGAAGGGCTTGGCTGTGCCCCAGTCCATAGCCATGAAGTGGGTCCAATGTCTTGGGGGCGTAAAGCCGCGAACCAAGTGCTTGCCCCGGTCCAGCATGGATAGGGCTGCTCCAGAAACCACATCCCAGTCGCCGTCCCGAAGGGCCTTGGCTCGCTCGGGGGACAATGCGGTGAATGATCCTTCATAGCTCTCCACATCCAGATGCGGGTTGTCGTCCATCCGGGCGGGGATGTAGATGCTCCTCCAACCCGGCGAGTTCTTGGTCTTGGTCGTCTTGTCGTGGAAGAAGTGCATCGGCGGGGCCTGCTCGATGAAGATGTCTCGAAGCAGGTTGTGGGCAGGGCCGCCGGGATTGCTGCCGATGACGATGCGAGGAAACACATCCTCCTGCTCTGGGGCGTGCCTGCCGAGACGCACCCGGGTCCGCAGGAACTTGATCTGGTCTGGCAGGAATAGCGCGCCCTCATCAATGCCCAGCCAATGCATCTCCGCGCCTTGGTACTTGTAGATGTCCGCCAGATCCTCCGCGAAGCAGAACTGCAAGAACGCCCCATTGTAGAACGTCAGCTTGCGGTCGGTTTCCTTCCAGATCGCAACCTCGGGGGGTATCGCCATCTGCTGGATGGGGATGAGGTGGTTGTCCTTCAATTCCGGGTAGGTCCTGCGGAAGAGGTAGGCCTGCAAGCCAGCGTTCTGGAGGCACGAGACGATGCCATCCATCCTGATGGCATGGCTCT